TTGCCCTTGTTATATATTTTATAGCCTTATTTTAGGCATATGGAAACCTTCACTTGGGCTATTCGCCCATTTGAAGATTATTCTGATGCCTGATTTAAGATACTAGGAATTTTAGCGAGACTACATTTTTATCGTCCTTTATACTTTTAGGATGCTTTATAGCTATTAAAAGTAGAATGCTGGCTCGATACGCCAATCGAGCAAGTTGGTGTGGTTTGACAACCATGCCCATAGTATATTTACTATATTTGCACTAGCCGCTACGGCTAGCTAGTCCAAATTGTCCGGGGGGAAATCCTCGAAAGCGCAAGAACTTTTAAGCGCAACCCAGTAATTAGATACTTTAGTATAGGGTTGTCATTAAGGCCTAGCTGGGGGCCTTTGTAATACAACCTGCCACCTGTAGGTGGGAACACACACGTATTGTAACAGTACGGAAGATGTGTCACCTTACTGAGAGGTGGAGGCTTAACCAGCCTCGATTCATAGATGAGCGCGGGGATCCCGATATAGGACCGTGCCGATCTTTGTGTCGTAAATTATTGTAGCACCACCAGTTGGTTACTTGTGGTCAAAGAGACTCCCATACGTCTCTAAAAATTGTATGGGCGCTTGACTAGCGCAGCTGAATAGCATAGTCTAGAGCTCATTTAAAACCTATGAGCTCGAAATCAAAGGTCTGTTGCATTACTAATCAAGCAATCTGTCAGCTACAGAGTGTATGATTCTGATCGATTTATCGATCCTGTTTACCACTGATCACGCGATTTACAGTCTTAAAAACGCGGAACTAAGGGTGTAATCAACACCCACCAATAGAGTCTATACTATATCATGGACTCTAAAATAAACATTAGATATAGCGCCGAAACCAGGCGTAGCAAACTTGCAAGGTTAACTCCCATTTAAGCCCCTATGGGAGGTTATAGGCACATACTTAACCACCCCGTGTATGCCACTACATGTGGATGTTACCGGGGGGGTTACCCCACAGACGAGACTCGTTTGTAACGATCGGATGCTGCTCCTTCGGCACTCTACACTTACCTGTATCCAGCAGGTGGGGTGTTAGTGCCATATGAAGATTAGCAGATTCGGTACCGTTATTAGCCGAGTGTGGCCCCGCTACCAGAGGGTTTACCACACGAGTACCAAGAATTACGGCTAGGTGATTAAGGACGTCTGTCCCCAAAGCCATGCGTGTCGCCTTTGAACGGAATCCAATTCCATTCTGGTATTGGAGAACGTTCGAAGGTTTTGGGTGTTTTTATATTATATGATATGAGAACATTCGAACCTTTGATCGGCG